ATGCTCATGGCACTGCTCCAGCGTCTTGATCCCGCCGTTGAGCACAATCTCCAACTCCGGGAAGTCCTGCTTCAACTGCGCCGCCACGTCATAGCGCAACGGTGGAATGTCGCGGTTTTCCTTCGGTGACAAGCCCTCGAGAATCGCAATCCGCGCATGCACCGTAAAACTGGTGCACCCCGCATCCTTCACCGTCCCGACGAAATCACACAGCTCGGCATAACTGTCCCGACCGTTGATGCCGATACGGTGCTTCACCGTCACCGGAATCGACACCGCATCGCGCATCGCCTTCACACAATCAGCCACCAGGGCAGGGTGAGCCATCAGGATCGCGCCGATCATGTTGTTCTGGACGCGGTCGCTTGGGCAGCCGACGTTCAAGTTCACTTCGTCGTAACCTGCGGCTTCGGCCATGCGTGCACAGGCAGCCAAATCAGCCGGGACACTGCCGCCCAGCTGGAGGGCCAGCGGGTGCTCGGCTTCGTTATGGCGCAGGAAACGGTCGTGATCGCCGTGGAGGATCGCGCCGGTGGTGACCATTTCGGTGTAGAGCAGGGAGTGCTTGGAGAGCAGGCGCAGGAAGTACCGGCAGTGGCGGTCGGTCCAATCCATCATCGGCGCGACGCTGAAGCGGCGCGACGGCTCTGAGCGCGAAGGGCTTGAGTTTACTGGGGATGAGGCTTTTTCGGAATTCATTAATACTGATCTTTTATACAGCGGTTTTTACCCGTTTTCCCTTGTTTTCTGAAGTCGGTTGCTACATTGTAGCGATCGAATTCGGCAATGTAGCAACTGGAAATGGGCACGATCACAGCACGTAAGCGCAAGGACAACTCGACAGCCTACACGGCGCAGATACGGATCAATCGGGATGGCAAGACAGTTTATCAGGAAAGCCAAACCTTCGACCGTAAGCAGGTCGCCCAGGCCTGGATCAAGCGACGGGAGACCGAGCTGGCCCAGCCAGGTGCTATTGAGCGGGCGAATCGGAAAGGGGTGACGATCAAGAAGATGATCGAACAGTACCTGGATGAGTACGAGAAGATCCGACCGTTGGGGAAGACCAAGAGTGCGACGTTGAGCGCGATCAAGGAAACCTGGTTAGGTGAGTTGGATGATGCAGCGCTGAACAGCCAGAAGCTGGTGGAGTACGCGCAGTGGCGGATGAGCGAGGAAGGCGGCGGTGTGCAGGCGCAGACGGTTGGTAATGATCTGTCGCACCTGGGGGCTGTGTTGTCTGTGGCACGGCCAGCATGGGGCTATGAGGTCGATCCTCATGCAATGCCTGACGCTCGCAAGGTCCTACGCAAGCTTGGCATGGTCAGCAAGAGCAAGGAGCGTAATCGCCGGCCAACGCTCGTGGAACTGGATAAGCTCATGGGGCATTTTTTCGAGATGCAGAAGCGCCGGCCGGACTCTATTCACATGCCGAAGATGATTGCCTTTGCGCTTTTCTCGACGCGTCGGCAGGAGGAGATTACGCGGATTCGCTGGGAGGATCTCGACTGCGCTCGGCAGGCTGTGTTGGTGCGGGACATGAAAAACCCTGGGCAGAAGATTGGTAATGATGTGTGGTGTCATCTGCCTGATGAGGCTTGGGCGATTCTTTGCACCATGCCAAAGGTTGAGCGAGAGATCTTTCCTTACAACGCCAAGTCCGTTTCAGCTTCCTTTACGCGGGCATGTCCGTTGCTTGGGATTGATGATTTGCATTTCCACGATCTGCGTCATGAAGGCGTAAGTCGACTTTTCGAGATGGATTGGGATATACCGAGGGTTGCCAGCGTCTCTGGTCATCGAGACTGGAATTCACTAAGGCGTTATACGCATTTGAAAGGGCGTGGTAATAATTATGAGAACTGGCATTGGCTGGCAATGTTCAAGTACTAATTTGAGGCGCTGGGCGTAGGGTATGCTGGGGGTAGCATGGAGCTAAATAATCGTGAGGTCGCGATATTGATATGGGCTGCTATTGCCCTTGTCGCGATGTGCGTTAAAGCAGATATTAGGAGCAGTGTTTTTGAGCTGGCAAAAGCTTTTTTTAATCGCCATTTTATGGTCTTTTTTTTATTTGCGTTCTTATGGATGGCTGTCTGTGTTTACGCACTATATCGAGTTGAACTTTGGGAGTATACAAACCTCAAAACCACCGTCGTATGGGGCGTGACGTTCGCTTTCAGTTCAATGGTTGGGTTAGAGAAAATCAGGTCTGAAAAGAATTTTTTTGAAGGCTTGGTCAGTGGGGCAGTTAAGCTGACAGCTATTGTTATATTTATCACCAATCTTTATTCGTTTTCTTTATGGGTTGAGTTGATTCTAATTCCACTGGTTGTATTTCTAAGCTTACTTGGTGTGGTTTCCGCACGTGAAGAAAAAAACGCGCTCCTTACCAAAATGTTGGAATATTTGGTTGCTTTAATAGGTGTCATGTATTTTCTGAACGCAATGTACGAGGTGTTCAGTAATTTCAAGGGTTTTGCAAGTGCTACAAATTTTAAGGACTTTGTTGGTCCGATAGTTTTGACATTTATGTTTTTTCCGTTTCTCTATGTCTTCGGGTTGTATGGGGCATATAATCGCGCTTTTGCTCAGGTTGGATTGCGGTTTGAAGATAAAAAAATTGCATCATATTCAAAGTGGACAGCATTTAGACTTTTTAGAACCGACGTCGAATTAATGCAGCAGTGGGTTCAGGAGGTGTATGTTTGGTCCGCATCAAACCCTGCAGAAATAAAAGCCTCAATAATTTCCATGAAATGTCGAAGATTTAGAGAAAAAAATCCTCTGCCCGTAGCGAGTAGTGACGGATGGCCGCCCCTGGATGCACGAAGGTTTTTATATGGTTTTGGATTGGCGGTTGAATCCTATAAGCCTGCATATGGGTACGAGATCTGGTCAGGAAGTTCAAAGTATGTAAAAGTCAATGCGAAGTATCATTCTACTAATGTCGCTTATTACATCAGGGGTGAGGATGGTGTGGTGAGGCACCTCAAGGTTGTGCTGAATGTAAATTCTGTAGAGGAGGCTGTTGTTGGTGAAGACTACTTTAAAGAGGTTGCTGAGAGTTTGCTTAGAGTGATATTTGGCGGTGTTCCCGATAGTTTGGTTTTTCCATTGTTGAATGCGCTTGATAATGATCTCGTCGTGGAAGGGCGCGGTGTGCGCTTTAGTAAAGAGTTATATATTCATAGCATCTCTGGAGGTTACTCAAGGTCTATGAGTGTTTATAATGATGAGACCTATTTTAATGAGGTTGGTTGAGTCCGACCAGAAAAGGTCGGACCGTCTCGACTAAGCTACTTTCCCCATAAGTTTCCTTTGCTCGATTGTGGACTTTTCACGCTGCCTGTCGATGTAATTCGCAAGGTCTCTCAGGTGTATCCCTAATGCGGCTTTCTGGCTCTCAGCCCCGAGGCGAACGATAGGGATATCAATTTCTCCGTCTAAACATTTTCGTTTGAATTTTTCGACGGTCAAGTTCATATAGTCAGCGCAGACTATATCGAGAGGGATCACTGCGCGGCCTTCATATTGAGCCATTAATAGAAACAGAGTGTTCATGCTGCCTCTCCCATAAGCTCGGTGTGTTCTGTGTCTCTATTGGCGCTGATAAGTGCCATCATCGGCCACGGTGACACTGAGTTACCCACCATCAGCACCTGGGTCTTGTTGCTGAACTTCCGTCCGTCGTGCCCACGGTCGATCACGTAGTTGTCGGGGAAGCCCTGCGCACGGTAAAGCTCGCGAGGGGTGAGCATGCGCATGCCGATGTCCACGATCACATACGGCGTGCCCTTGATCGCCACCGTGACAAGTGCAAGGCGGTCCCGAGTGGTGATGGTCGCGGCTGGGTTGCGCAGGTCGTAGGTGTTGTCGCTGCCGTAATAGCCCATCAGGAAGGCGGCGACACGCATAGCGCCGGCCTCGACCTCTGGAGCGAGCTTGTACTCAACCAGCGCGTGATGTTCGGCGCCGGCCGTAATGGTCGGCACCAGTTCGTCCATGCCCCTGCCTACGCAGTTCCTGCGAAGTGTCGATAGGTGCGCGGTGACGACTTGCTGCTGACTGCCTGTGGTTGTAATGGCTGTCAGGGGTTTTACAGGGTGATGCCCTGGCGTCTCGTTGTACCCGCCGTTGTGCTGTGCAACATAGGCTACGGCCGGCGCGAAGTGACCGCCTTTAACACCGCTGCAGATGGTGCGTAGGGGATCATCCCCCGGCATGTTGCGTTGGCTGCTGCCATTGGAATGTTCGGTGATGAAGGGCGCGAACTGGGGAGTTACCAGTGCAAAGCCCTGAGCGCCAGTGATGGTCTTTGCTGGGTCGTCCACAGATTGGCAGCGTGCCAGGTCGTTGCCTGTGTGGTTCACGCTGACGATGAACGGGTTCTTGTGCTCGATGACGTAGCGCTTGGCGCCTTTGCGCAGGCGCTCCATCGTGTTGGTCACCAGTGGTCGCTTGACGCCTGCAGCACGGCCTTCTTTCTTGGTAAGGAAAATGCTCGGGCACGGGATCGACCAGTCGATGCAACTGGCGGCGGTTCGGTACGCAGATTGTCCCTTGCCTGGGTTCTTGAAGTGCGTCGGTTCCGGCCAGCGCAGCGGCTGTCCGTCACGACGTGCGATCAGGAACAAGCGCTCGCGGGTGGTCGCGGCGCCGAAGTCACAAGCCTTGAGTTTGCCGTATATCAGGTCGTAACCCATGGACCGCAGGATGCTTTCGAAACGACGCCAGGTCTGTCCCTTGCGCTTTGGATCGGGCACCAGGTACTGATCCTGCACCGGGACACGCTCGCCGGCAGCGGCAATGGTCATATCCCGGCGAATCACTCGTCCAGTCTTGGTGCAGCGCTTTGCGATCAGTGGACCCCATTGAAGGATCTGCACGACGTTTTCCATGGTGATCATGCGAGGGCTGGCTTGGCCTCCCCATTTAAGGATGACCCACGATTGGGAGCGGCTGGTGGTGCTGCGCGCCTGACCGCCGGCAGCAAGGCTGTGGTGGGTGCATTCAGGGCTGGCGTGCAGGTGGGCAACTGGGCGGCCGCGAGTTGCCACACGCGGGCACACGTCGTAAACATCGGTGATGTAGTGCTCGGCGCTTGGGTGGTTGCGCTTGTGCATGCTGATGGCGTCGGGGTTGTGGTTGATGGCGATGTCGACCGGCATGCCAGTGCCCATCTCCTGGCCCATGGTTGCGCCGCCGCCACCGGCGAAGAGGTCAACCCGGATCTCGCCGGCGAAGTCGAGGCCGAACTGGGTTTTGACGGCGGATGTGATTGGGGTTGGATTGAAGGCAGTCATACCCGTTGCTCCCTGACATACAGCGGATCCGCGCCAATGAACACTTCTTCCGGTGCCTCCGGCCACTCCTCGCGGATAGTGTCGAACTCTCCCTCGTTCCAGATTCGTAGGAAAGTCATGCCCTCTTCTGCAGAAAGAGCGAACTGGATTGCTGCTATCGATGACTCGTTGTCTGAATGACTGGCTGTACCACAAGGCGAGCGTGTGTAGAGCGGGACTTTGTATTTTGATACTGCTCCAGCGCGGACAACGGCGTGTCGATCTGTACCGCCTTGTATGTACTCAAGATCCTTCAGACCGATATGGCATATTGGCTTTGCATCGACCTGAGTCTCGTTGTGGGCTCCACTTGAATCGGTCAGACGGAACCCAGCTGCATGGATTCGCCCAGCGGTCCTACGGCCCACTCCCTGGATGCTCATCAACTCTTCGAGTTCGGCTTTATACCCCACGGCAGGCTGCGCGAGCGGGCGATCCTGAGCGTTTAGCGTTGCATCAGCGAGCGCTGCCCCGCGCAGCTTTTCGTGGGGTATAAGTCCCTCGGCAGTGGCGCGGGAAGGAGCAATAATGCCTGCTGCTTTGCAGCAGAGACTGTTTGTTTCCAGCGTGTCGACGCCATCGGCGGTACGGAGCAAAGCGGACAGGGTTCCGGTGTTGTTCTGGATGTTCTTCATGCCGCTTTCCTCCGGTGTTCGATAGCGAGTTGGTCCATCAGGCGCTGGTGGTAGGTGTTGCGGGCTTCTATGGCAGGCCATGGGCGGATGGTTTCAGTCATGGGTTCGATGCCGACCAAACAATCCCAGATAGCCGGATCGGTTGGCATGAGGTCGCGGCGTTCGGTCGCCAGCGCAATCATGTCGGCCTGGTGGATGCAGTCCGGGAGGTCGAGGGCCAGGTCGAAGCGTTCGCAAACGCGCTCCCAGATGACATCCTCGAAGTGCCGGTAGGCAGAAAGCCACTGCTTTAGCGGTCGGGTCATGTCGCCCAGGTATGCCTCGGGGGCGTCGTGGAGCAAGGCTGCGAGCTTGTGTTCTTCCGGCACCAACTCGGCGACGATGCAGCTGTGTTGGGCCACGCTGTAGAACTCGCGTGTATGGCCGTTGAATCGACACAGGTGGGCCAGCGAGTGCGAGATGTCCCGTGGGTCGATCATGTCAGCGTCGGGCTCGAACAGGTCGAAGCGCTTGCCGGTGGAGGTGAGGATCCAGTTCATGCGGCTTTCCTCACCAGATCGGCCAGCAGCAGGGCGTTGGCGGTGGCTTTGTGCAGCTGACACAGGGCGTCGTGGCCGATCAGCGCTTTCAACTGGCGGTCGAGTTCCTTGTTGTAGCGGGTCAGTGCGCGCAGCTCCTGGGTCGCCTTGGTGTGCTGCTGTTGCAGGCTGCCGGCGGCTTGGGGTGTCAGGCGAAGCGTTTGGATGGCCTGGCTCATGCAGCGTCCTCCTGAAAGAAGGAGTCCAGCCCTTCAGCCATGTTCAAGGCTTTGTCACGCAAGGCAAGGGCCTGTGATGCCTGGCTTTCTGCTTTAATCGCTCGGAAGGTATCAGCGGCTAGCTTGAGCTTTTCTGCTATGGCGAGAAGGTCGAGGCGGTCTTGTGGTTCCCGGTGCAATATTTGTTCAAGGCGCTGGCAACGCGTCGACACCTTTTCGATAGAGGTAGCGTACGCGGCTGAGGCATCGTCCTGCCCCATGGTGAAACCATCAGAATGGCCGTCTTCGTAACCGTCATTTTTACCGTCAGTGAGACCGCCTCGGTAGCCGGCCCAATAGAGAATAGCGGCGGCGGTAATGAGGCTGATCAGTGCGCAAATTTGAATTGCAGTCATGTGGTGTGCTCCTGGTAGTTTCGTGGCTGGTGGTGGCAGCCGTCTGGGTTACTGGTCTTGCTCGGTTGAGTCGTTTTGTGGCCGAGGCATGTCTTCGTCCGCTCGGTAAGCGCGGATGTCGATCAGTGCTGCGACGTGTTTGATGTGGGCATACCGGATCGCCTTGACGCTGTGGTCCAGGGTGGTCACCGGCAACTGAATACGCCCGTTGGCGATTGCCTCGGTGAAGGTCTTTTCGTTGAGGTTCTTGAAGTAATGCACGCGCAGCTTTTCCAGGGGGATAAGCACGTCGCCGAAGAGTTGGTGCAGCATCTCGACGGTGGCACTATCCGGGGCGGGTAGCAGTCGTAGCGGTGTCTGGCTGTTGTTGCTCATGGGCTGCGGCCTCCTTGCGTTTGAGTCGTGAAGGGTGGTTCCAAGCATTCAGGCAATGGCGTTTGGTCAGCTCCCGCAGATGCTCCGGCACTTCGAGGAGCGCAGCGTTGCGCTCCTCGCGTGTGCTCATGGCGACGATCTGGCGGGCGTACTCTCTAGGCCACGTCACGATTGTCTGCCGGGATTGCTGGCAGTTCGAGCCCCAGTTGATCGGCGAGCCAGCGGATGCCTGCTTGCCGAACCTTGGTCGACTGGCTGTACTGCATGCCGGCGGTCTCGTGGAACCAGTTGCTGTCCTTGACTCGTAGATACTCGCGATCCCGCACCGGGAAGGCCGGCAGGTTGCGGTCGTTGAGCATGCCCTTTTGACGCATGAGCAGGATCAGCTTGGGGCGGGTGAGGCCGAAGTACTTGGCGGCTTTTTCGAGGCTACGTTCCATCGCGACCTCCTATGCTGCATGCGCGGCGGGCGTCGCCACGGCCGCCAGGTGGGTGATGGATTCGGCGACCATGGAATAGATCTCCACGTCGCTGCCGTACACCGTGAAGCATTTGGAGCGCGGCTTTCTGACGCCGATGCTCATGATGGTGGTGATGCCGGCGCGGGATTTGTTGCGATGGATCGCCAGGTTGATCGGTTGCTCAAAACCCATGTCGAGACTGAGCGCGCCGCCGGTGCGTACCAGATCGAACACCTGTTGCTTATGTTCGGTTTCAAACACGCCGTAGCGTCGATCTACATGCGGCGTGGCAGGTGTCTCTGCAGGGTTGGAAGGCCCGTTGACGATCTCTTCGATGAAGTCCGCAAGCTTGAGGTGCATCTTCTTGCTGTTGGTCAGGGTCAGCGTGTGGCGTTCGCTGCCCAGCTCAACGGTGAAGTGCGTATCTGCAATGCGGCGCTCGACTTTCAGGCGAAAAGACAGGGCCTGGCGCTGTGTATCGGTGCGCAGGAGGTGGTTGAAGGTTTCGGTCAGGCTGACCTGGGCCTTGAGCAGGGCCAGGGTGCGGTTGTCGAGTTTGTACGTGTTCATGCCGCTTGCCCTCCGCCGTTCGGATCGAACGGAGCAGGGGCGGTGTGCTGTTTCAGCTTGGGTTTGGCCGCGATGAAGGCGCAGCCGCAGTCTTGTGCCAGACGGCGGATTTCGAAGATGCGGGAGGGGTTAGCAGCGGCCGGGTGGGCGTGCAGGGTGGCTGTGGTGTGCATGGTGTTGCCTCGCTCTGTGGTGGGAGAGTGAGGCAAATATCAACCACTGGTTGATTTTAGTCAGCGGCCATTGGTTGATTTTTTGAAGCGTCATGAGTTTATCTGCGCGGAACCTTCGAGTTCCTAGGGGAGGATGGCGCAGAGATGGTGCATTGCAGGTAGTGGCATTATGATGGGAAACCTTTAAATTTATAAGATTGCCGCAAGAAAAGGATATTCATGATTAATAGTTGCAAGTTTCGAGGCGAAGAACTGAAATTTCATTTGGGTGATGTTTGTAATTACGAAAATATATTTACTATTGTGGTGGGTCGGAATGGGGCTGGCAAAAGCCTTTTGTTACGCCAGTTGATAAGGTCATTTGTTTCTGTACCTGAGCCCTCACAAGATAGGCCTTTACTTAGACGCGAATGGTCGGAGGATGCGGGATCAGTCCGTTTTAATCTGCAGCCGACGAAAATTATTGCATCGTCTACTAGCCCTTTTGACAAGTTTCCAATTGATAGAAGGGGGGAGTTTGCCAGCCAGTATGAATACGTTGGGCTGAAAGGGCTCTCTGGTCAGAACCTAAGTCTAGGGTACATGGCGAGGATTATAAGTAAGTTGTTGCGGTCGATTAATAAGGACGTTGGTCGTCTAAAAGCTATCATGAATGTGTTTTCTTACATGGGTTATCACGGGTTTATGCAGGTTAGGCTAGCTATGGATCCGTCGCCTACGGTAATGCATGAGATTTTACAGTCTGAGGACCCTAAGGGAGCGCTATTTAGTTTTTTAAATGCTCGCTACAGAAAGGGAGCACCCTTCAATCAAAAATTTAATTACGAAGGGATTGCTGATCGAGCGGACGAAATTCTTGATGCGTTCTATTATTTTTCATTGATTAGTTTAAAACCGCGATTGGACGTCGTGATTGATGAGACTGGTGTGTTTGAAATAAATTTGGGAAACTCGGTCGATGACCGATTTTTATGTCTACTTGAATTAGGGTTTATTAGGCTTCGTGATATTACATTGCAGAAAATAGGCGTGCAGAGTCCAATTAGGATAACTGACGCAAGCTCGGGTGAGCAATGCGTTTTATTGGCTCTTTTAGGGATAGCAAGTCATATTGAGGATGGTGCATTAATATGCATAGATGAGCCGGAGGTTTGCCTTCATCCTGAGTGGCAAGAAAGATTTATCGGATTATTGATAGATTCATTTCGTGATTTTAAATGCTGTCATTTTATTGTTGCCACGCATTCGCCTCAAGTGGTTTCAAATTTGAGTAATGACAATTGTTATGTGCTTGATATTCAGAGGGGACTTACTGTAGATGCTCGTGCATTAAATAATAGGTCTGCGGACTTTCAGTTGGCGAGCGTTTTTGGTGCTCCTGGATATAAAAATGAATATCTCACACGTGAGCTTATAAGTGCGCTAGGTACGCTAAGTGGTGGATTTGATCTGAGTAAGGAACGTATGGATGTGCTGGCTAGAATCATTAGTTTGAGAGGTTATTTGAGGCCGCACGATCCCGTTGTTAAATTGATAGATCTTCTGAGTGACGCTCTTAGCGAGGTTCAGTAATGAGCTTGGAGCAGTCGCAGTTTAAAATAAATAGGCCATATGCGTACTCTATTAAGCATGTTTCTTTGGTTGAGGACTTTAAGAGGATGCAGCGTCAGGAACAGGTGGGCTTCTGGGATAATACTAATAAAGGAGTGTGGAAGATAATAAAGAAAAGTCTGAAGGATCACTATATTGTTGCTCAAGATTATCAGTGTGCTTTTTGTTTGCAGAGGAATGTGGTTGAGCATAATGGGGTTTGGGATGCTGAACACATAATACCAAAGGCTACACACCCCCACTTCATGTTTGAAAGTCAAAATCTCTGTGTGAGTTGTAAGGATTGTAATGGCGCTAAATTAGATAAGCCTGTGACTAAGGCAAAAGTGAAGGATGAGTTTTCGACCGAGTCCGATGACTACTTGATTTGCCATCCTCACTTTGATGAGTATTCTGCACACATAAATGTCATCAGTGTGGCGGGTGTGTATTTGCCAAAAACGGATAAGGGTAGGCGTCTCATAGAGACTTGTGGGTTGCTACGGTTTTTGTATAAGTACTCCAATCATGAATGTGCCAGTGAAGAGATAAAGGCGCGAACAGTTCAGCTAAATAATCAACTTCTTGAGGCGGCGAGTGAGCTTGAGCTGATGTATATCTATGATTGTCTCGAGGATCTGGCAAAGGAGGGAAAGAGATTATTAAGGCAGAAGCGAATGGCTGCGTTAAAGGCATAGTTTTAGACATTAAATTACTCTGGAATAAATGAACCGACTACTTTTCCACATATGTGTGTTTCTTCCGTAATATCAATGATTGGGTATTGCGGATTGATCGGCCTTAAAAATTGTCTGCCTGCGTCCGCCACCAAAATCTTAAATGTAGCTTCATTGGTCCGGGGAACCCTCGCGATCACTCGATCACCTGTCTTCGTTTCAGCCTCAGGATCCACAAAAATAATGCACCCCGTAGGATAGCTGCGACCTGGCCCTGGATTCGTCATAGAGTCACCAAGTACCTTCAGCGCATAACCGCTCTCGCTGATAGGCACAGGGCACGACAGCCATGATTCGCCGTCATGCTGCTCAAAATTCGACTCGCACCATGCGCCTGCCTGTACCCACGAAATCAGTGGGACTTTTCCAAAGCGTCGAGTGATCTCTCGGACATTACTTTCGCCTGCTTTATCGAACTGGTGGACATTACTGTCCCCGGTCTGCTCTTTAGGTAGCACACCATATTCCAGCCACTCCCTACGCACCTTCAACCATGAACACAGCACAACCATGCTGTCCGCCTCAGGTATGGATTCGCCATTCAGCCACTTGCTGATGGCCTGAGTACTTTTTTTACCCCCAACCTTCACAAGATGGGCGTGAATATCCACCCCACGTCCCCGGGTGCGTACACCGGCATCGTCGAGTGCTTCGTGAAGGCGCGCCGTGAAAGCTGCCCGTAGCTCGTTCTTATCAACCATGAGTTGATACTCTCACAGGGGTTGCGCAATAGTCAGTTGATGTTAATATCAACCGCGAGTTGATAAATGGAGGTTGCCATGTTGGACCCCGCAGATTTTCCGAACGCCATCGCGTTCGCATTTGAAGCAGTAGGCGGCATCGGAGCCGCCGCCAAGGTGTGTGAAAGGAGCTATCAGGCGCTCAATAAATGGCGCTTGGCTGCCAGCCTTCCTCGCACCGATTACACAGGTGAAACGCACTACGCAAAACTGTTAGCGAACGCAGCAGAGCAAAAGGGCAATGCGTTTGATGCTGCCTGGTTGCTCAACGCATCGGCTCCTCAGAAAGCTGCAGCATAGTTAGAAAAAAGGCGACCCAAGGGCCGCCCAGTTCCTCCCGGCACACACCACCACAGTGCTGTCGGGTCGCGACGAAGGTAGGAGGGCACACCACATGCAAACCACCTCCCTTTATCGCGCTGCCAAGGCACGGATGCCTTGGGTTGCTGCCTTCTCCACCACAGATTAGGCAGCTGTTGCGCCAGAGGTGAGCAACGGATTGTTCGCCTCGGCACGGTGCCGGTTTCGATCCCTAAGATCTGGCCGGCGTTTGGGCCCTTTCAAGCCACGCGGCAAATGTAACACCACTGCATGTCGCGGGGCACTGGCAACTTAGTAGGATTAATGCCATGAGCCGAGTAGCTTTAAGCTGTGTTGATCGAGCGCAAAGGGAAGTCCTGACGCTCGAATTAGCCCTGTACCACGCCGCACGGGACTATCCCGGCGGTGCCGCTGCAATCGCCGCCACCACCGGCCGTAATGCCACCACGTTGCAGCACAAGTTGTCTCCCACCCATCCCTCGCACACGGTCAACATTCAAGAGTTCGGCGAGATCCTCGAATTGACCAAGGACCGCCGCATCCTCGATGCGGTGCATGCATTGGTCGGCGACACAACTTGGCAAGAGCTGGCTGAAACCTATACCAGCGACATGCCTGAAACCCTGACTACCGGTATTGCCTCGTACTTCAGGCAGGTGGCTGATCTGGCCGACACCTGGGCCAAGAGCATTGGCGATGGCGTTGTGAGTGATCAGGAACTGGCCGAAATTCGCCTGCAGGTATTTCGCGGAATCCAGGGGCTGTTGGGGATGCTCAATCGCGCCCAATACGTCAACCAGACAACTCGGGGGGCGGACCGTGGCTGACGACATCGACTTTGCAAATGACCTGGTGCAGGAGCGTATGGACCGTGCGCTTGCCGCACGAAACGCGAAAAAAACCACCACGTCCGCGCATTCCTTCATGTTCTGTGAAGAGTGCGACACGCCGATCCCAACAGCGCGCCGCGTTGCGATCCCCGGCTGCACGCATTGCGTGACCTGCCAATCCATCGACGAAGCCAGGAATGCCCGCCATGCTCGATGAGGTATTGAATCAGTTCGCGGACTACGGCCTTGAACCCGCTCAGCCCCTGGCCTTCGGCAAACTCACCCGCTGCAAAACCACCCAGGACAAAGGCAAGGAAAAAAACGGCTGGTACGTCATCCACGAACACCGTACCGAAAAAAACGAAACGCTGATCTTCGGCAGCTTCGGTGACTGGCGCTCCGGTGACACCCAAAAGATCAAGGTCAAGGCCGGGCGCATGAGCCCCGAAGAGCGTGAGGTCATGCGCGCTCGGCAGGAAGACGCCAAGCGTAAGGCTGCCGAGGTTGCGGCCAACGCGTCGCGCCGAGCGGCCAGCCGTGCTGCCGGCCTGTTCAAGCGCATGCCGGAGAAGGGCAAGAGCGCCTATCTGGATCGAAAGCAGATTGTCGGCTTCAAGGTTCGCTATGCGCCACGTACTGGCGCATTTTTGGTGCCTATGTGCAATGTGCGCGACCAGATCGTCGGCCTGCAGGTGGTTTTCCCCTCGAAGCAAGAGGACACCGGCCGCGACAAGGCGTACTGGCCCTACGGGATGTCGAAGGAAGGCGCCTTCCACCTGATCGGCCCGCACCCTGAGCCCGGCGAACCGGTGCTGGTGTGTGAGGGCTACGCCACGGGCGCCAGCCTGCACATGGCGACGTCGCTTACTGTTGCCATCGCCTTCGACGCGGGCAACCTGCTGCCGGTCTCCAAGGCCATGCGCGAGCGTTTCCCCGGTTGCCCGCTGATCATCTGCCGCGATGATGACTGGAAGACCAAGCGCCCCAACGGCGACCCTTGGAACCCAGGCGAAGAGAAGGCCAATAATGCCGCGCTGGTTGTTGGCGGTCAGGTAGTCGCCACGGTGTTCTCCGGCGAGCGTGAGGTCAAGTGGACCGACTTCAACGACCTGCACGTCGCCGAGGGATTGGAGGCCGTTCGCCGCCAGGTGCTGGCGGTGGTCAAACCTCCTGCAGCGGGTGGCTGGAAAGACCAGTTGGCCCGTACCGAAAACGGCTCTCTGATCGCGCACATGCAAAACGTCGAGCTGATCCTGGGCAACGACGAACGCTGGGCCGGTGTCATCGGCTACAGCGTTTTCAGCTCCAAGATCGTCAAGTTGCGGTCTGCGCCCTTCGGCGGTGGCGCCGGCGATTGGGCCGACATTGACGACATGCGCGTGATGAAGTGGCTCGCGCAGCAGTACAACCTGCGCGTGAAGGCTTCACATGTGATCGAGGCGGTCAGCGTGGTCGCCCACGACCATGCCTTCCACCCGGTGCGCGAGTACCTGGAGAAGCTGGAGTGGGACCGCGTGCCCCGCATTGAAACCTGGCTGACCGATGTGCTGGGCGTCCAGGCCAGCGAGTACTCGACCAAGGTCGGCAAGCGCTGGCTGATCTCTGCGGTCGCACGGGTAATGCGCCCAGGCTGCAAGGCTGACTCGGTGATGATCCTCGAAGGCGGGCAGGGCGCCGGTAAGTCCACGGCTATGGGCGTTCTCGGCGGAGAGTGGTTCATGGATACGCCCTTTGCCCTTGGCGACAAGGACAGCTTCCAGGCGATTCGCGGCAAGTGGATCGTCGAGCTGGGCGAGCTGGACAGCTTTAACAAGGCCGAAAGCACCAAGGCCAAACAGTTCTTCTCCGCGTCCACCGACACCTACCGCGAGAGCTACGGCCGCAGAACGAACGACGTGCCACGCCAGTGTGTTTTCGTGGGCACCACCAACCAAGAGGAATACCTCAAGGACGCCACGGGCAACCGCCGCTACTGGCCGGTGTTCTGCAACAAGGTCGATCTGGAGCAACTGCGCGAGATCCGCGATCAGCTATGGGCCGAGTCGCTGTTCTGCTTCGAGGCAGGCGATATCTGGTGGGTGACTAAGGACGAGTCTTGGATGTTCGCCGAGGCCCAGGACGAACGCTTCGTGGTGGACGAATGGGAAGGGCCGATCCTGGCCTGGATGGAAGAGTCGCAGATCGGCGAAACCGCCACCGGCAACGAGATCCTGACCCAGGCGCTGAAGCTCGACTTCGGTCATTGGGGCAAGCCCGAGCAGATGCGGGTAGGGGCAATCATGCACCGACTGGGTTGGCGCAAGCGGCGAATGCCGGCATTGCCGAAAAGCGGGGTACGGCCTTGGGCCTATGAGAAGCCTGCGGGCTGGGGCCGTGCGTCTGTGTTGCAGCAGTCGGTGATCGAGGAGCCTTGCTTTGATTAAGCGAATCGACGAGATGCTCAAGCTATGGGCGCAGGATCTGCATTCGCCTGTACCAGAAAACGTTGGCGGGCCGAGTGGCGGCAACATGATCGCCATGCTGATGGAATGCAAAGGGGGGCTGATACGCGGCACGCGGGGTAGTCGGGTGCTGCTGGATGAATCAGTGGATATTGAGCTGATCGTCAAGAAGCACCTGCCGCCCCGCCTTGCACTGGTCGTGTGGGAGCACTACTGCAACCACGAAAGCTTCCTTTCACAGAAGCTATTGCACTGTGCATGCAGCTCGCGGACGTACTACATGCGGCTGCATGACGCCCATGTGTTCATCCAGGGGATGCTGATGGGGAAGGCTGCATGACCCTCTGCGTCACTCCGCGTCCCTCTGTCCTACCGTCCTGCCTTGTCCGACTCGCATTTAGTGCGGTTGGACAGGCGCAGGCCGCGCCATTGTTGGCCTGTCCTACCGTCCAACCTTCACCCGCTCCACGCACACATGAGCATAGCGGGCACGTAGTCGCGCCCATGGCGCGCACGCGTGCTTTTAGCTTTCTCTCTATACACAAGAGAAAAGGAATAAAGGTAGGACAGTAGGGCAGAGCCCCGTATTCAGGTGCCTGTAGCTGTCCTACTTCGATCAAGAATAGTGGGACAGGTAAGACAAGGCATCAGAAGCGATGGCCGATTGAATGCGTTGTCCCTGCGTTGCACCTGCGTCATACCTGTATTGCACCCGTATTGCGCCATGGCATTAAAACCCGCTTGCTGCCAGTAAAATCCACCTGTAAAAAGTACCCATCTTCGATAGGTGCGACCGCAAGCAGCGGGACTCACCACCACACTAAACCCGGCCATTGCGCCGGGTTTTTGCGTTTATGGGGTAGGGCGATGACGAACGAGCAGCAAGCGCTTATTGATATGCCGATCTGGATGGTGATCGTGCTCTCCCTGGTCGGCGGGATATCGGGCGAGGCATGGCGAGCAGACAAAGCTGGGGTAAGCGGCTGGTCACTGGTTCGCCGCTTGCTGCTTCGGTCCGGGGCCTGCGTGGTCTGCGGGCTCTCCACCATGATGTTGTTGCACGCCTCGGGCATGTCGGTACTGGCGGCGGGGAGCATCGGATGCCTCACCGCGATGGCCGGCGCCGATGTCGCCATCGGCCTGTACGAACGCTGGGCCGCCAAGCGTTTGGGCGTGTGCGATGTGCCGCCTTCGGGTGGTGGTCAGGTGTGATGGTCTGGAGGCTAAGGAATACGTGGCCTGTAGGGCGTCGCATCAAAATGGAGCGCCGAAAAGTCGCCGGGGACCCTGGCGGCATTCGAGGGACACGGGGCATGAAACCCGCGGGAAAGCGTTAGCGAATGGGCTGCCAGCTTACTGAAATTCAATCCATTGAAATTGAAAGGCTTCCATTGAAAAGCCGTTGAAAAGGAGGGCTTATGACGGATTCACTGTTCCTGTCTAAAAGCGCTTTCGCGGTTCGCATCGGCAGGACGCCGAGTTACATCACTTGGCTAAAAGACAACAATCGCCTGGTGCTGTCGCCGGACGGCAAGAAGGTCGACGTGCTGGCAACCGAAGCCCTGATCCTCGAAACCGCCGACCCCAGCAAGGCCGCCGTCGCTGCTCGACACCAGCAGGACCGGATTCAGCGTGACGTTTACAGCCAACTGTCCCCCCTGGTCGAGCCGACTAACACGGCTGCGCCGCAGCAGCCTCTTACCGCCAAGGGCCACGACTTCCAAAAGGCTCGCGCCATGCGCGAACACAACCTGGCGCAACTGGCCGAGATCGAACTACACAAGGCGCAGGGCTCGCTGGTTGCCAGGGATGCCGTTGAGCTTGGGGCCTACAACGCCGGGCGCCATCTGCGTGACCAGTTGTTCGGCCTGCTGCCCCAGCTGTCCCACAAGCTGGCCGCGATGACCGACCCTTGGGACATCGAAAAACACCTGACGGCGACACTCCGTAAATCACTGGAAGAGGCTGAGCGCATGTCCTCCTCCGACCTTGAACGAGCGATGACGACGAGCTGACCTATGACCACGGAAATTCCTGACGGTGACCGTGCGTACCGTGAGGCGTATTTCCGTGGGCTGCGTCCTGATCCAGACCTCTGGATCGACGAGTGGGCCGATGAGTACATGCGCATCCCGCGAGACACTGGCGCGCCGGAACCGGGCCAGTACCGCACCGAGCGGACGCCATATGCCCGCGAGCCGATGCGCTGCCTGTCACCGGCTCACCCGTGTCGGCGCGTGGTCACCATGGTGGCTTCGCAGCTGATGAAAACTCAGATCGCCTTGAACTGGATGGGCGGCCTGATCCACATGGCGCCGTCCAACATCTTGGCGCTGTTGCCCAGCCTGAGCCTGTCCAAGCGGGTCTCCGGGCGGATCAGCAAGACGATAAAGGCCACCCCGGAACTGGCGAAGCGTGTAGCGGCCAGCCGCTCACGGGATGCCCGCAACACCATGGATACCAAGGAGTTCGAGGGTGGCGCCCTCTACGTCACCACGGCGGGCTCTGCGGCCAACTTGTCGGAGCTGTCGGCGCGCTACATATACGGCGATGAGGTCGACCGTTGGGAAAACGATGTCGGCCAGGAAGGTGACCCCATCGTGCTGGCGGAAACGCGGGCGACCAACTTCGGCCGCAACGCCAAGATTTACTTCTCCAGCTCGCCGACGATCAAGGGCGCCTCGCGAATCGCGGACCTGTTCGAGTCCAGCGACCAACGTTACTACTACGTGCCGTGCCCTTCATGCGGGCACATGCAGGTGCTGGAATGGGAGGGGCTGCTCTACAGCAAGGACTACAAAACGGTTCACTACCAGTGCGCCGCGCCTGATTGTGACGTCCTGATCGAGGAGCACCACAAGACCGACATGCTCGCCCGTGGTGAGTGGCGTGCCCATGGCAGCGGCGATGGCAAGACGGTGGGCTTCCATCTCAACGCGCTGTACTCGCCGATTGGCTGGAAGGACTGGCCCTCGCTGGCCGAGGAGTACGAAGACGCCAAGACGGCCCAGGCCAAGGGCGACATGGGCCTGATGCAGGTGTTCTACAACACCCGTCTCGCCAAGGTCTGGGACAGCGCTCAAGAGCAGACCAAGGCCAAAGTGCTGGTCGATAGGGCACGGTTGGAGACCTACACCCTCGGCAGCATGCCGGTGGGCGTGCTGATGCTGACCGGGGCCGTCGATGTCCAGGCCAACCGCCTGGAGCTGATGGTGATGGGCTTCGGTGTCGGCATGGAACGCTGGGTGGTCGACCACCAGGTGATCTGGGGCGATCCCGCAGACGAGCGCACCTGGGCGGTGTTGGACGAGAAGCTCAAGGCTCGCTACCGGCATCCTTGCGGAGTCGGCTTGGCGATCCTAGCGACGGGGGTCGGCTCCGGCGGTCATCACACCGATGAGGTTTATCAGTTCTGCCGGGTACGGCGCTGGCGCAACATCTTCGCCATCAAGGGCGCGAGCAAGCCTGGCAAGCCAGTGATTGCTCAGCGGCCCTCCATGGTCGACGTGACCTGGAAGGGCCAGACCGAACGCGGCGGCGCCGAGCTGTGGTTTGTCGGTACCGACACCGCGAAGGACTGGATCTACAACCGCTACGCCTTCGAGGACGGCCCTGGCTCGCTGCACTTTGCCAACGACCTGCCGGACGAGTTCTTCGACCAGTGCGTGGCCGAGCGCAAGGTCGCTCGGTACGTCAAAGGCTACAAGCGTATCGAGTGGGTCAAGGGCAAGGCCGAGCGCAACGAAGCACTCGACCTGCTGGTGTACTGCCTGGCGATGGCGCATTACCTCGGCATCAACCGCTACCAGGAACACGACTGGGAGCGGGTGCGACAGGCCCTCGCGCAGTCCGGTTTGTTCGACGATGTGTTGGGCGTAAAGCCCGTGCAAGGCGAGCGCGTTGACGCTGAAGAAACACCGGCCCCTGTTGCAGCACGTCAGGCGCTACCCGCACCGCCACCAGTTGCACCTGTCGCCCAACCGCGACCCGCTGCACCCCCTCAACGCCGCAGCTCCACCAGCGGTTACCTGAAGAGACGCTGATATGTCGTTTACCCCGAAGCACCTCGAAGTCATCGAGCGCGCCATTGCACGCGGTGAAAAGACCGTGCGCTACAGCGACCGCACGGTGGAGTACCGCTCTATCGACGAACTGCTCAAGGCCCGTGACGAGATCCGCACGTCGCTGAGCCAAGCCGCCGGCCCGCGCTCTCGCGTGATCCGGCTTACCCACGGAGGCAAGGGCATCTAATGGCTCGACATTATCCGACGCTCACCCGTAATGGATTCTTGCTGCCGTCGAACATCAAGGCCAGTTACGAAGGCGCCGGTGAGGGCCGACGTTCGGCCAGTTGGGAGGCTAGCGACAACGGCATCAACAGCATCAACACCCCGGCGCTGCGCAACCTGCGGGCGCGCTCGCGGGCGGCGGTGCGCAATGACCCGTATGCGTTCAACGTCATCGACAAGCGCGTCAGCAACCTGATCGGCACGGGCATTACGCCCAGGCCGACGACGGAAGATGCCGATCTGCGCAAACTCCAGCAGCAGCTGTGGGATGACTGGGTGGATGAAGCGGACGCCGATGAGCTGACCGACTTCTATGGCATGCAGGCCCTGGTGGCGCGCACCGTGGAAACGGCCGGAGAGTGCTTTGTGCGGTTGCGGCCGCGTAGCCCCAGTGAAGGTTTGGCGGTGCCGCTGCAGTTGCAGGCGCTGGCCCCTGAGTTTGTCCCTCACGACAAATTCGAAACGGCCAAAAACGGTAACGTGATCCGCGCCGGGATCGAGTTCAACCCGGCCGGCAAGCGTGTGGCGTACTGGATGTACTTGTCGCACCCACGCGATTCGTCGTCGTTGAACGCCGGTTACAACCAGTTGGTGCGAGTGCCGGCGGCGCAGGTGCTGCACATCTTTGAGCCGATGGAGCCGGGGCAGTTGCGCGGTGTTCCGCGTCTGGCCCCGGTGCTGAAGCGCCTGCGCAGCCTGGACAACTACGACGACGCGGTGCTGTTCCGCCAGGAGGTGGCGAACCTGTTCGCCGGCTTCATCAAGCGGCCAGCCCCGGACAGTGGTCAGCAACCACGCGATCCTGTCACGGGGCAGTTGCTGACCACCGACCGCGACGGCTTCACGCCGATGGTCGCCCTGGAACCCGGCACCATGCAGGAGCTGGGGCCAGGTGAAGAGGTGGAGTTTTCCAAACCACCAGACGCGGGCAACAACTACCCGGACTTCATGCGTCAGCAACTGATGGCTGCGGCGGCAGGTTCGGGCACGCCTTACGAGATCCTCACCGGCGACATGCGGGAGGTCAACGACCGGGCGTTGCGCGTGGTGCTCAACGAGTTCCGGCGCCGTTTGGAGCAACTGCAATTCGGCGTGTACGTGCATCAGCTGTGTCGCCCTGTGCGCGCCGCGTGGATGGACATGGCGGTGTTGTCCGGCGCGCTGGTGCTGGCGGATTACGCGCAACGGCGCCGCGAATACCTGCGCACGCGCTGGGTGCCGCAAGGCTGGGCCTACATCCAGCCGGTGCAGGACGTGCAGGCGCGGCGCATGGAAGTGCAGGCGGGCTTCGCCTCGCGTAGCGAGATGGTGTTGCGTACCGGTTACGACGCGGAAACGGTCGACACGGAAAACGCGGCCGATCTCGTCCGAGCCACGAATCTAGGCCTCAACTACACGACTCTTGAAGCCATCGAGCTGAACGATGAAAAGGAACAACCATGAGCCAAAAAACCAAGCCCCGCGTTTATGACAAGGCGGGCAAGCAGGTCAAGGTCGCCGACAAGAGTTGGTACACCTTGCAGGCCAGCGGCGAAGCCGAGCAGCGCAACATCGAGATCTTCGTGTACGGCGAGATCGGCGCCTGGGGCGTCACCGCCAATCAATTTGTGCAGGATCTGCGTGCCATGGATGACGGCACGTCACCGGTGATCGTCGCGTTCAACAGCATTGGCGGTGATCTGTTCGACGGTCTGGCGATCCACAACGCGCTGTCACGGCTGGGCGAGCGCTGTACGGGGCGCATTGACGCCCTAGCGGCGAGCGCGGCCAGTGTTGCGGTGTGCGGCGCTCACCGGGTGGTGATCGCGGCAAACGCCATGCTGATGATCCACAACCCCTACACCTTCACCAGTGGTGATGCTGAAGACTTCCGCCGTGTGGCCGACGTGCTGGACCAGACTCTGGAAGCGATTATTGCGGCCTACAAAGCCAAGGCACCGGACATTGACAACGCCGAGCTGCGGCGCATGGTCAACGCTGAAACCTGGCTCACGGCCAATGAAGCGGTGGCGCTGGGCCTGGCCGATGAAGTGGGCGACGGCCTCAAGGTCAGCGCCTGTCTCGGCCAGGGCAGCGTGCTGCAGCGTTTCCAGCATGCCCCGCCTGAGCTGCTCGCTCAATTGGACGAAGAGCCGGAAGTAGAACCGCCTGAGCCTGATCCGGCCCCAGTGCTGGACGCGGCCAAGCTGGCGCTGATGGTCACACAAGGATGTGCAGCGGCGGGTATCAGCAACCTGGTGGATCCGATACTCGCCGCGACCAAGCTTGAAAGCGAAACGGTGATCCAGGCCGCGCTGATCAAGGCCAAAGCTCTGCACGGGCTTTGTGTCGCTGCTCGTTTGCCGGAACTGACCGGTGAGTTCATCAGTGCCGGCCTGGATGAAGCGGCAGTCCGTGCGCGTCTTTTTGACAAGCTGGTAAGCAGCGGTGGTGGCTTTGAAATCAACAACGCCTTGCCGCTGGATAACGACCCGGCACTCACGGTCAAGGCCAAGCAGGTCGACAGCCAATCAATCTGGGCCACCCGTCAGGCGGCACAAAACGGTAACTCGAAAGGAGCAAGAGCATGAAAACTGAATCGATGCACGCAGGTGAGTTCCTGCTGTCCGAGGGCGCTGGCAATATTTCCCGTGAAGCGATCAACGTCGCTGCCGGTGCCGCGCTGGAACCGGGCCAGATCCTGGGCCTGGTCACGCTCACCGGTGAGTTCGCGCCGTATCAGCCAACCGCTGAAGACGGCACCGAAAACGCCATCGCGATCCTCTACGGGCCGCTGGGCGAGTCGGATGTGCCGCGTCGCGGTCGTGCCATCGTGCGCTTGGCTGAGGTCAGCGAAGCGCATTTGACCGGCCTCGACCCCGCCGCCGAGAAGGCCCTGGCGACCCATTTCGTGATCGTCCGCTAAGACGCTCACCCTGTTAATCCATCCCGCCGAGTGCGGGATTTTTCGTTTCTGGAGAGTACCCCATGGCCGAGATCGCCATTTTTGAAGATGACGCGTTCAGCGTCTCCTCGTTGACCGCTGCAATCAATGACCAGGAATACCTGCCGGGCCGCATCAGCAGCCTTGGCCTGTTCCGCGAAGAGGGGATCAGCACCCTCACCGTACAGATCGAGAAGGACGGCGACACCCTGGCCCTGGTGCCGGCGGGTGAGCGTGGCACTTCGGGCTTGGTGGTCGGTGCGACCAAGCGTCAGTTGATCCCGTTCAACACCGTGCACCTGCCGGAACGCTTCACCATCAAGGCCGACGAGATCCAGGGCATTCGCGCCTTCGGCACGCGCACCGAATTGCAGGCCGTGCAGGACGTGGTCAACAAGCGCCTGGCGAAAGCGCGCCGCCAGTTGGATGCCACCCACGAGTTCCAGCGCATGGGTGCGTTGAACGGCCAGGTACTGGACGCCGATGGCAAGACGGTCCTGTTGGACATTTATAAATCCTTCGGCGTGAATCGCCAGAAGCTTCAGATGGGCTTGAACAGTCCAGACACCGAGCTGCGGGTCAAATGCGGCGAAGCCTTGGACATGCAAGAGGAAGCCCTGGGCAGCGTCACCAGCAGCGGCTCCCGCGCAATGTGCGGCAAGAACTTCTGGAACAAGCTCATCGTGCACAAGTCGGTCAAGGAGACCTACCTCAACACCATGCAGGCCGCATCTCTGCGTGGCGATGCCCGTGAAAGCTTCGAGTTCGGCGGGATCGTCTGGGAGCGCTATCGCGGCAAAGTGGCGGGTGTTGCGTTCGTCCACGACGACAAGGCCCTGCTGATCCCCGAGGGTGTGCCGGATCTGTACATCTCGTCCTTCGCGCCGGCCGACTACATGGAGACGGTAAATACCCAAGGCATCCCGTACTACAGCAAGATCGAGCCAATGCAGTTCGGCAAGGGCGTGGCCGGTGAAGCCCAGTCCAACCCGCTGCACCTGTGCACACGACCTCGGGCGCAGATCCTGCTGGAACTCTGACAGTGGCCTTTCGCGATCTGATCGACGACATCGACGATGTGGTGTTCGAAACCCTGGGCGACAGTGCCCAGATCGAAGGCCGCGCCGAACCGGTGCTTGGCATGTTCGCGGCACCCTGGAAAGCGCCGCAGTTCGGCAAGGTCCACACCGGATTGCGCGAGCCTCGTTTTGAGGTTCGCGTGAAAGACTCGGACGGTCTGAGCAAGGGTCTGCGGGTCACCATTGATCTGCCCACGCTTGACGGCGGGGGTGACTACGACCTGCTGCAGCTGGAGCCCGGTGGCGATGGCTTGGTTGCCCTGATTTTGAGGAAGCGTCCATGAGTGTCGGCAGCTACGTCCATCAGACTCGCGACAGCGGGATGCTCAACATTCAGCCGTCAGCAGTACATTCCCAGGCATTACGCGAGTTCGGCCAGTTGGTGCCCAAGGCTGCTGCAGCGGCACAGCGTCGTGCGATCAACAAGACGCTGGGCTGGCTGCGTACCCACATCGCCCGCGCCGTGGGCAAGCAGGAACGCATCGCTATCGGCGCCGTCCGGCAACGCCTGCGGGCATACCCGGTCAGCGGTGGGGCGATGCGCGGCAAGTTGTGGTTCGGGGTCAACGCCATCGAGGCCAGCCGGGTAGGCAAGGCTCGGCAAACCCGCTCTGGCGTCTCGGTGGCGGGGCGGCGTTACCAGGGCGCGTTCTTCAAGCAAGTGTATGGCAGCAGTCCTGACATCTGGATCCGCACGTCGAGCAAGCACTTCAACGCCTCGGACTATCCCGACAGCACTCAGGGCCGGCGCAGCTCGGGCTTTATCGCGGAGAGCGACAACCGCTTCCCGCTGGCGAAAGCCAAGGTCTCGCTGGACCAGGTGCGGCCGCACTTCGACAACTGGGTGAAACAGGCCGATGAGCGCTTGCTGGAAATCCTCAAGCAAGAACTCAACTTTGAACTACAGAAGTACCTCAAGGGGACCGCCCGTGTCTGATCAACCTTTCAGCCTTGACCGTTTGTATGAGGCCATCGAGCAGCACCTGCAGGATCAGTTGCCGGGCCTTCAGGGCGTTTCGTTCTGGCCGGACTTGTCGGCAGACACCAGCCTCCCCACACCCGTGGTGCTGCTGGAGATGGCCGAGATGGAGCCCGCGCAGGATCTCGGCACGGGTGAAACCGCGCTCACCTGCAAGTTCGAGGCGCGGATCATCGTCGATTCGATCAGTGCGGATCCTCAACGGCAGGCGGTGCAATTAGCCTCTCAACTGGCGGTGCTTCTAAGGGGGCAGAGCTGGGGGTTGGAAGTCGACTGCGCCGAGTTCGTGCGCTCCACCCAGGACTGGACCAAGCCCGAGCTGGACGGCTATTTCGTTTGGCTGGTGGAGTGGGACCAGACGGTTTACCTGGGCGCCGAGGAATGGCCGTGGCCGGATGAGCCGCCGGGCACCTTGGTCATCGACCTTGGGCCGGGCGTTGGGCAGATCAAACCGGAGGATCTGTGATGAGTTATGCCACGGCCCAGCATGACCGGATGATCGCGTCCACGGTGATGCCCTGCGTTGTCGTAGCGGTGGACCTGCCGGCCGGTATGGTACGTGTGCAGTCAGGCGACTGGATCAGCGCTTGGGTGCGTTGGCACAGCCAGGCGGCAGGTAAGGCGCGCCACTGGCGGGTGCCTAGCCTGAAAGAGCAGGGCGTGTTGTTGAGTCCAAGCGGCGAGCCGGCGATGGGTACGTTTATCCCTGGCTTGTACGGCAATGCCGGCGCCCAGCCGGACAACCGCGACCACGTCGAGGTGTGGCGTTTCGACGATGGGGGCTCCCTGGTCTACGACTGGGAGGCCAACAGCTACACCATCGAGCTGCCGGTCGGCACCGTCACCATCAAGGTCGGTGACTCGGTGCTGGAGATGACACCCGACAGTGCACGGTTGGTATCTGGCGCGATCAACCTGGTAGGGCTGGTCACCATCGACGGCGCTACCCAGATCAACGGCACGCTGAGCACGACCGGCGACATCAATAGCGACGGCCAGGTCATCGACGTTGGCGGCAACACGCCGAACCACAAACACTGATTTCAACCCGCCCTGTGCGGGTTTTTCGTTTTAGGAGCATGCACTGATGAGCAAGAACAAACCCGACAGCCAGGACGATGCACGGCCTGGCCGAGTTTTCCGCGACACGCTCTATACCTCGCGCACCTTGGTCTTCGCCGATGGCAGTACGGCAGCGGTTGCCAAGGGGCGTGTGACAGCCAGCAGCGATGAGCAATTCGCCCAGCTGCAGGCGGACCCGGATATGGAACTGCTGCAGGAGTAATCCCGATGATCGGAATGGATCGCCACACCGGCAAACCGCTGTCCGGTCTCGACCATCTCCGGCAGTCCATTGGGGACATTCTTGGGACGCCCGTGGGCAGTCGACGGATGCGACCTGAGTACGGCAGCCAGATCCGGCACTTTGTCGACCTGCCGGTTAACGCCGGTTGGAAGAGTGCGGTGCAGGCCGAAGTGGCTCGCTCGCTGGGACGCTGGGAGCCGCGGCTCAAGCTGGAACAGGTGCAGGTCGTTGCCGTCGTCAGCGGCCGCATCGACTTCAAGTTAACGGGCGAGTACTTGGGCGAAAGCCTACTGTTGGAGGTGTCGGCATGAGCACGGTGGATTTATCGGCGTTGCCGGCACCGCAGGTGCTGGAGTCGCTGGACTACGAGGCGTTGTACGAAGAGGGCCTCGCTGCTTTTCGCGAGTATATGGGCGATAACTGGTCCGCCGCGCTGGAAAGCGACCCTGTGGTCAAGCTCGTCGAGTTGGGCGCCTACGGCAAGATGCAAAATCGCGCACGGGTCAACGACGCGGCCAAGGCGCTGATGCTGGCGTACGCCGAAAAGGAAGATCTGGATCAGCTCGCGGCCAACGTGAAACTTCAACGGCTGGTGATACAGCCGGCCAACCTGTTGGCGGTGCCGCCGGTCGAAGAAGTTAAAGAGTCTGACGACGCCCTGCGCGAGCGTATCCAACTGGTCTACGAAGGGCTGACTACAGCAGGCCCCCGTAACAGCTACATCTTCCATGCACGCAACGCTTCGGCGCTCGTCGCCGATGCCACGGCAGAAAGCCCATCACCTGCTGTCGTGGTAGTGACCGTGCTAAGCCTGACCGGTAGCGGTATGGCTGATCAGCCATTGCTTGACGCGGTGTATACCAAGCTCAGCGACGATGACGTCCGGCCGGTGGGTGACCGCCTTATTGTGCAGAGCGCCGAGATCCTGAATTACCGCGTGGATGCCGTGCTGCACATGCAGGGCGCTGGACCGGAAAACGACGCCATCCTGGCCGAGGCGACCCGGCGGCTTGCTGCCTGGATCAACCCGCGCAAACGCCTGGCATTGGAAGTTGCTCAATCTGGCGTCAACGCCCAGTTGCACATCAGCGGCGTTGGCCGGGTAGAGCTGAAGAACTGGAAAGACCTCAAGCCCAGCAAATCCCAGGCGGCGTATTGCACAGGCTACAGCGTCGTTCTTGGTGGCACATCATGACCAGTTTGCTGCCGCTGAACAGTACGCAGCTGGAGCGCGCTATCGAGGCCGCTTTGGTCGAGAAAACCGCCATCCCACTGCGCACCCTGTACAACCCGGACACCTGCCCGGCGCCTCTGCTGCCGTGGCTGGCCTGGACCTGGTCGGTCGACCGCTGGGACAACAAATGGTCCGAAGCCGTCAAGCGTTCAGCCATCCGCTCCGCGTTTTACGTGCATGCACACAAGGGCACCGTCGGCGCCCTGCGGCGGGTGGTCGAGCCGCTGGGTTACCTGATCGAGGTGCAGCAGTGGTGGCAGACGACGCCTATGGGCATCCCCGGTACGTTCGCGTTGAAGGTCGGTGTGCTGGATACAGGCATCACCGAAGAGATGTACCTGGAGCTAGAGCGCCTGATCGACGACGCCAAGCCCGTCAGCCGCCCCTTGACCGGACTGGCGATCAGCCTCGAAACCCAAGGCGCCATACACATCGGTGTCGCCCTCTACGAAGGCGACGTAATCGACGTCTACCCACCCGTGCAGCGTGACATTGACGTCACCGGGTACATCGGTGTGGTCGGGCGCGAACACAGCATAGACACTCTGGACGTTTACCCATGATTGATCGCAACTCGCAATTTATGGCGATCCTCACCAACGTGGGGGCCGCGAAGTTGGCAAATGCCAATGCCTTGGGGATTCCCTGGAACTTGACCGATCTGGGTGTAGGGGATGCCAACGGCGCTGATCCTATGCCCAGCGCAACGCAGACCAAGCTGATCAACGAGCAGAGACGTGCTCCACTGAATCAACTGCGTGTTGATCCGGTTAACGCGGCCGTGATCATTGCTGAGCAGGTAATCCCGGCGGACGTGGGAGGTTGGTGGGTTCGGGAGATCGGCTTGTATGACTCTGATGGCGACTTGGTTGCTGTAGCCAACTGCGCACCCAGTTATAAGTCAGTTTTGGATCAGGGTTCAGGCCGTACACAAATTGTGCGGATGAACTTCATTGTCTCTAGCATCAGCAACATTGTGCTGAAGATTGATCCTGCGGTAGTGCTGGCAACTCGTGAATATGTTGATCTGGCAATTACCGAAGCGATGAACAAGCAGGACTTCAAGCACTCGGTGCTGGTTGCCACCACGGCGAATATCGTGCTGAGTGGCATCCAAACCGTCGACGAAGAGTTGTTAGCCGCCGGCGCCCGAATACTGGTAAAGAATAACAATCAGGCCAAGGAAAACGGCATCTACGTTGTATCTGCGGGAGCATGGAAGCGCGCCGTCGACGCAGATAGTAGCGTCGAGGTAACGCCAGGGCTTTTTGTCAGCGTGGAGAAGGGCACAGTCAATGGCGATAGCGTCTGGCAGTTAGTCACTGATGCGCCGATTGTGCTCGGGACCACCGCGCTGTCCTTCGAAATGGTCGCGGGTCGAACCGGTATCAGTGCGGGCGCCTATTCAGTTTTGACAGTCGACAAGTACGGGCGAGTGATTGCGGGCACTAACCCCTCCACGCTTGCCGGGCACGGCATTACTGATGGTTTACGAGTGGGTGTTGTCAGCAGGCAACGACCAATCCTGGCTGGCAGTGTGCCTGCGAAAGAAGATAACAACGCTGACGGTGCGGGTGGCGCGGTTTCGATCAGGGAGGTTAACGAAGTTGGCGCTGATCAGACGGCTTTGGAATACGCCCCTGCCATTCACTTCCACTGGAAAAATCTGTTTGCGCGCTATCTGAAGATGTCGAACCTCGGCGACTTGATCTGGGGCGCCTGGAAGCTCTGGCACGAGGGAAACTTCGATCCGGCAGCCAAGGCTAACTTGGCCAGCCCGACCTTCACGGGCATTCCGAAAGGCCCTACGGCCGCAGCTGGAACTAATACAACGCAGTTTTCCACCACCGCTTTTGTGTGGTCAGCAGTAAACGCTTACGCAACGACTGTCACGGCATCGTTGAATCTGAAAGCGGATCTAGCAACGTCTCTACGGATTGGCTCGGTGAGCCGCCAGCGGCCGGTTCTTTCGAGCCCAATCGCGGCCGGAGCAGACAATGGTGCGGATGGTGCGGGTGGCGCTGCCGAGATCAGGGAAGCTCAAGAAGTTGGCAATACGCAGACTGATTTGAAATACGCGCCTGCGCTGCTTTTCAATTGGTCGAGCAAGATTGCGCGTTACCTGAAGATGTCGTCTGTAGGCGATCTCGTATGGGGTGATAAGAAGGTATTTACCGAGGGCAATATCGCGGACGTACTTGCGACCGTCGCGTTGCAGCCTAATGGTCGCGTCCTAATTCCAACCAAGGATGGCACACCCCTTTACCTTCAATGGTACGAGGGGCCAATCGCCGGTGCTGAAGCCGTCGCCTATCCGGCAATTAGTCACCCGGTGCCATTCCCTAATCAATGCCTTTTTGCCGGCGTATTTACTAAGTCAACCACTGACAACACTCAGTCTGACCAGATGTTTCAGATGGTCACTTGGGACCGCCTCGGCGTTAAAGTTTTCCCGCAATGGTTTGGGACGGGCACTCAATCGCTTGTTAAACCGCTGATCGTAGCTATCGGAAATTAAACATGAACGAGCAAGCAGAATCGCCAGTGACCAAATCGCTTGAGGTGATTTATGAGGTCCCGGAACTCCCAGCATCTGAGGTGATTTACTACAGCGCCCGCGATTGCGGTTTTCTGTTTTCGTCTGAGCGCCGTGCCTATGACGCGGCAGGCACCTGGCCGGAAGATGCCGTGGAAGTCACGGACGATGACTGGCAGGCATTCGGCCAGACTGCACCACCAGCCGGTATGCGCCGTGGTAGCGATGACGAGGGCCGTCCGGCCTGGATTACGCCCGAGGTGACGCCTGAGGACGCGCAGCAGCAGGAACGCGCCTGGCGCGACCGTCAGCTATCGGTCACTGATAGCCTGGTCACGCGCCATCGCGATGAACTGGAGGCGGATCGGCCTACAACCTTGAGCGCCGAGCAGTATCAGCAGTTGCAGATCTATCGCCTCGACCTGCGCGAGTGGCCGGAAACGGAGGCGTTCCCGGACGTAGGCAATCGCCCCAAGGCCCCGGACTGGCTTCAGGCGAATATCGAATAACGCCCCGCATTGTCGGGGCGTTTTTGTATCCCCGATCAACCCTAAAGCCCCGCCAGTGCGGGGCTTCGTCATTTCTGGAGACCGCACAATGAGTGCAAGTGGATTTTTTCACGGCGTCACCGTGACCAACGTCGATACTGGCACGCGACCTATCGCCGTGCCGTCGTCGTCGATCATTGGCCTTTGCGACACCTTCACCCCTGGCCCTGATGCCAGTGCGTTGCCCAATCAACTGATGCTGATCACCCGCGAAAGCGAAGCCATCGCCGCCTGGGGTGCAGACGCTGCAATCACCAAGGCGGTGCAGGCTATTTACGTTCGTTCCAAGGCGGTGATTGTCGCCTGTGGTGTGGAGAAACTGGCAGACGCGGCCGCGCAGACCTCGGCCATCATCGGCGGCGTCCTGGCGAACGGTACTCGCACCGGCATGAAGGCGCTGCTGGATGGCAAGAGCCGCTTCAATGCACAGCCGCGTTTGCTGGCCGCACCCAAACACACCGCGACCTTGCCCGTCGCCACGGCGCTGGTGGCACTGAGCGAAAAGCTGCGCGCCATGGCAATCATCGACGGTCCCAATACCACCGACGAAGCCGTCATTGAGTACCGCGAAAACTTCGGCAGCAAGCGTGTGTTCCTGGTCGACCCCGGCGTGCAGTACTGGGATACCGCACTCAGTGCCACCGTCGATGCACCAGGTTCTGCCTGGGTCGCTGGGCTCTTTGCCTGGACCGATTCGGAGTACGGCTTCTGGGCCTCGCCTTCGAACAAAGAGTTTGTCGGCGTCACTGGTACCGGCCGGCCTATCGAATTCCTCGACGGCGACGAAACTTGCCGGGCCAACCTGCTCAACAACGCGCAGATCACCACGATCATCCGCGATGACGGGTATCGCCTGTGGGGCAACCGCACTTGTTCCAGCGATCCGAAGTGGGCGTTCGTCACCCGTGTGCGGACCATGGACATCGTCATGGACGCGATTCTCTACGGGCACAAATGGGCGGTTGACCGCTCGATCACCAAGACCTACGTCAGCGACGTGACGAACGGCCTGCAGGCCTTTATGCGCGACCTGAAAAATCAGGGCGCAGTGATCAACTTCGAGGTGTTCGCGGACCCGGAGCTGAACACAGCCAGCCAGCTGGAGCAGGGCAAGGTGTATTGGAACATCCGCTTCACCGACGTGCCGCCGGCAGAAAACCCCAACTTCCGGGTCGAGGTCACCAACCAGTGGCTGACCGAAGTCCTCGACACCAACGCATAAGGAGAGCCCCAGATGGTTCCGCAAACGCTCTACAACATGAACGCCCATATCGATGGCCTCAGCTTCAACGGGGAGATCACCAGTCTGACGCTCCCCAAGCTCACCTTGAAAACCGAGGAGCATCGAGCTGGTGGTATGGATGCCCCGGTGGAGATGGATCAGGGTATGGAAAAACTGGAGTCCAGTTTTGCTGGCAAAGGTGCGCGCCCCGAGATCATGAAGTTTTACGGCCTGGCCGATCAGACTGCGTTCAACGCGGTGTTCCGGGGTTCCTTCAAGGGCCAGAAAGGCGCGACCACGGCAGTGGTCGCCACCCTGCGCGGCATGCTCGAAGAGATTGATCCGGGCGACTGGAAAGCAGGTGAGGCCGGGGAGTTCAAGTACTCCGTGGCTGTCAGCTATTACAAGCTCGAAGTCGCTGGCCGCCTGATGTACGAAATCGACCCGATCAACTGCGTGCGGGTTATCAACGGTGTGGATCAACTCGCCAGCGTCCGCCGCGACCTGGGCATGTAACGGAAATGTCTCTCATGAAAAGAAAACTCAAAGAGCTGCCTTCCTGGCTCGCCATTGCCACTGACTGCGCGACGATCAACCTGACTCGTCCGAGTTCTGTCAACGGCGTCACGGTCGACCGGTTGACCTTGCGCGCTCCGACGTTGCGCGAGGTGCGTGCCTCTGACGCAATCGGTGGCGCTGACGCTGTGTTGCGTGAGGTGACCTTGTTCGCCTCGCTTACCGACGTCGGTACCAAGGACATCGATGGGCTCAAAATGACGGACTACGCACGGGTGCAGACGGCATATTCGCAATTGCTGCTGGATGCCGGGATGCCCGAGAAAAACGACCAGATCCCGACTTGGTTGGTCGTGGGCCCCGACGGCGCCATCGTCACGCTGTCCAGACCCTATGACATCAAAGACATCAAGCACGACCGACTGATGTTGCGCGCACCCACTGTACGTGACGTGCGTGCCGCGACCTCGGCGTCCAATGGTGACGACGATCAGCGCGAGACACTCCTCCTGGCCAACCTGTCTGAGTCCGACACCAAGGATCTGGAGGGGCTCAAGCTGACGGACTACCAGCGGCTGCAAGCCGCCTACTTTCGCCTGGTGCAGGACGACGGGGTTTAACGCCGAACTGCAGAAGCAGGTCGCGAAGCGCTTGGCGACACAGTATTCCTTTGCCGCCAATGAAATCGAGACCATGCCCTTTTCCACGATGATCTGGTGGCTCATGGACTGAGCCCCGCATCTCTGCCTGGAGTGTTCTCATGGCAAATAACCTGGCGCTCGGCCTGGTCATCGGCGGCGTCGTCAGCTCCACGGTCGGCGCCGCCTTCAAGGACGTTGAGGGCCGTATCAAGAAACTCGGCGAAACCGGCACTAAGGCCCGTGTGCTGCAGAGCACCATCGGCGACACCATCCGCCTGCGGGATGAATGGAAGAAGGCTCATGACACCGGTGCTGCGTCGGCTGACGGTCTGTTGCGAAAACTGGAAGGCAACCTCAAAACCCTGAAAGAGCAGGGCATTGAGGTCAGCAAGTTGCGCAAGGAATACCAGGCCCTCGGCCAGGTAGCGCGTGGCGCCGAACTCAAGGCGCTGGGCCACACGCAGATTCAGCAGGGCAAAGAAGGAATGAAAAACTCCCTCGGCCAGGCGGCGGTGCTCACCGGCGCGTTGGCGATCCCGACGAAGATCTCCGGTGATTACCAGGCGCAGGTCCGCCAAATGTCGTTGTGGGCTCACACGGCCGGCACCGGCGATGAGGCGGAGCTGGCAGCCAGCATCAGCAAGGTCGCGGCTGAGAAGGGTATGAGCCAGCAACTGTTGGCACAGTCGGTGGGTGCCTTGATTGAAAAAGGCGTTGATTGGGATGTGGCCACCTCCTATGCCGGGCAGATCGCGGACCTGATCGACGGTCAGGGCATGGAGCCCGAAACCATCGCGACCCTGATCAACTCCTTTAAGGAAGCCGGCGTAAAGCAGGGTGACATGGCGGCCATGCTTGGGCAGGTGGCAGCAGCGGGTGACATCGGTGCGTTTGGTCCGAAGGAAATGGCGAAGTACCTGCCGGCGATGCTTGGCAATATCAAGCGCCTGGGCATGGAAGGCCCCGAGGCGGTGCGCTTCCTCGGTGCCAGCCTGCAGTCGCAGTTCTCGCAAACCCAGGACTCGGCGGCAGCAGCCACCAACATGAACAACCTGCTCAACGCGGTGATCAGCAGCACCAGCCAGGAGCGGTTTGCCAAGGAAGGCTACGACCTAACCGGCTCGATCCTCGCCGCGACTAAAAGCGGCAAGGCGGCGAACCCGGTCGACGCGTTCATCATGCTCAGCGAGCAGTTGATCAAGAGGCAGGATCCGGCCAAGGCCAAGAAGATCGAGGCGCTGAAGGCCAAGATCAAGGGCTCGGTCGATGGTAGCGCGGAGGAAGCACAGGCCATGGTCGCGCTGACTGAGGCGGCGGGGTTGGCGACGATTGTCAGCGATCAGAGTGCTAGTGCGGGTTTGCTTGCGCAGATCAAATATGGCGACAAGATTAAGGCTGACATGTCGGTGATCAACGGCACGGATGGCAAGGCCAAGATTGAAGCGGATGCGGCGAAGGCGCGGGAGGCTTCGAACCGCAGATGGCAGGCAGCTACCAACGCGATGGAAGCTTCGATGATCAGTATCGGTGACGCAATCCGTCCACTGACCGACATGGCCGCTGATGGCCTCGGGAAGCTTGGTTATGCGTTGGCAGATTTGGGAGAGAAGTACAAACCGGTTGTTGCCGGCGCAGCGCTTTTAGCGACAGGACTCGTCACCTTAGGGGGCGTGATGAGTGCGTACAAGATGGGCAAGGGAATGCTCAATGTTGCCCGTGGGTCGATGATGGGAAACCCCAACATTCCTCAAAAAGTGATCGTGACCAACATGCCTGTCGGTGGGCTCGACGGTGGCGGACTGGATGGGCAGGGTAAAAAAGGTCGTCGAGGTAAAGGCCGTAAAGGGAGGGGCGGTCGTGTACCCGTTCCAAGTGCTGCCCCGACTGCGCCGGTTGCAGCCGCTACCAACCGATTCGCGCCTAAGACCATGATGGGCAAGGGGCTTGGATTCACCAAGGTCGGCGCGCCCATGGCTCTGATCGAGGCCGGGTTGATTGCAGCTGACACTTATCAAAACGCCGAGACCCGCGACGAAAAAGCCGAGGGTTACGGTAATGCCGCTGGCACGTTGGCCGGGACATTGGCTGGTGCTGCAGCTGGGGCCGCGATTGGTTCCGTTGTCCCAGTGATCGGCACCGTGGTCGGTGGATTGATCGGCGGTTTCCTTGGCAGCTGGGGCGGCGGTGAGCTGGGCAGTGTAGTTGGCAAGGCAGCTTTCGGTGGGCCTGATGCACCGGCCGAGCGATTGGTATTGCCGGCTCAGCCTTCGCCATTGCGATTGCCGCCACCTGCTGCATCGCCTATGCCGCGCTTGGCGCAGATGGCGCCGCCGTTAGCGGCAGGTCCACTGATGCTCAGGGCGCCCGCTGCACCAGGGCCAGCCTTGGGCGACGTGTCGCGCTCGTTGGCGTCTGCTTCACCAGCGGTACTCGCTCCTGCCTTGCTCAGCGCAGGGCATGCCGCGAAGCCGGAGCCGGCGCGTGTTGATCAGCAGTGGACCTTCGCCCCGACCATGCCGGTGACGGTACAGGGCGATGTAAAAGATCCACGACAGTTGGCGCAGGAAATGATGCCGTACTTGCGCCAGATGTTCGAGGAATTCAGCAGGGAGCAGGCGCGGCGCAATCTGTTCGATGCGCCGCATGTCTGAGGGGATTATCTACTCAGCGGCGTCCGTTGGTGGGAAAGGCGTGCCATAGCGTAGATGGTCGATCACTGCACCTTGTGTAGTTTCAAGGTCTCGTTCGAACTCTACGCCGTTCTTCAATTCATTCAGGCGGTAAAGACTCACAAGGGCATATCCGTCCTTACCTTTGGAGGCCCGCGCGATCTTGACCGCTTTCAAGTCAGTGCCGAGCGCTCCCATCCACCAGGTGCTTGCAAGTGGTGTATTGAAGAACAACGAGCCGGACGACAGCAGGTACTTTTTCTCATCCATCAGATAGTTGTAGCCAGCGACTCCATTTTTCTCATGGGGAAGCAGGCTAATACCGAGTGAATCGACATGCACGCGATTGACTGCGTAGTGCCATCCACGCAGGAACTCACCGTCGAACATTTCTTCGTGCGACACCCAAACCCGTGCGGCTTTTTTTGGCTTGATAGCACCGATCTCTACTTCATGTACTGACATCACCACTCCTTGGTAAAGCGAAGCTATTTTTCAGAGGCAGGCTTCACTAGCTGGCTTTGAAGGCGCTCGAAGGCTGTGTTGATGGTGCGCTCGATCCGATCTTCCAGGGCAGACAACCCCATGGGGTTTCCCAGGTCGAGTGCATCCATAGTGTTTTCTTTATCTTCCAGATACTTCAGGTAGCGCAGTACATGGGCGTTGTTTTCATCGCCCATTGTTCGTGCGCCCATGTGTTCATCCAGGGCAATGGTCGTTTCGAGTCGTGCAACAAGTTCAGCGTTTACCGAACGACGGTTTCGGTCTGCTGCGGCCTTGAGCTGCTCGTAAAGGGGGTAGGGGAACCGGAATTGAGACCGGTAAGTATCTTCGTTCATGTCACTAGATTGACACTAAGATAAAGCATTCGTATAGTGACACTGTGTCACTAAAGAGGATTAAGCATGGCAGCTGTCGCACGGACACAGGTGAGGATCCCAGTGGATCTGATGGACTGGCTGAAGCAGAGGGCAAGAGAGGAAAACCGCTCTATGAACGCCCAGTTGATTGAGCTGCTCAAGCAGGCACGGAAGCAATCGGAATGATTGTGCTCTGAAAAAGAAAAAGCCCCGACGCGGCAACGTCAGGGCTTTTGGGAACAACGTCGTCATTTTGAGGAAGAAAACGTCATGGGCAATGCTACCGCAATTCCTACAGAAAACAATGTTCAGCCTCGGGCCTGCCAGGTCATACCGTTTCGTTTTGAAGAGAGCGAAGTGCGGACCTTGGTGGTGGATGATAAACCGTGGTTCTGTGCATCGGATGTTTGCTCGGTGCTGGGTTATCAAAATTCAGCTGATGCGATCAAAAAGCACTGTTTGGCATCTGGTATAGCGAAACGCGAGATGAGGTCTGGAGGGCAGTTCAGAACTTATTCGATTATCAATGAGGGCAACCTGTACCGCTTGATCTGCAAAAGTCGTAAGCCCGAGGCTATGCGTTTCGAGCAGATGCTAATGGACGAGATTCTACCGACTATACGTAAAACGGGTCGCTATGAAGCGCCGGGCTCTATCAGCGCTAATACCCTTCAACGTGTCTTCCAGGGCAGGCAGGTGTTCTTCGTCCTCCGTGACGGAAAGGTATGGGTTAGTGCTGCGAACGTGTGTTCGGCTTTGGGGATCGGTTCTTCCATAAAGCTGATTCGAAACCTGCCAGAGCATCAGCAATGTCGTTTCTTCAGAGGGACGATGAACCTGGTGATGATTGACGTGGCCGGTGCGCTTCAGGCGGTTGATTTTTGCCAAGCGGAGTTGGCAGATGAATATCGTCGCTGGATGAATGGAGTTCAAGCCGAGATGCTTAGCACCGACACGAGCGTTTCCAGCATCGCCCAGGCGCATGACCTCTACTTGCCACAGCCGGAGATCACTGAAAAGGAGCGAGCCGCTCGACAAAGCCTGTCGATGACACGGTTCCTATGTCACCACGACTGTGACGGAAAGATCGTTATGCGCGAAATTCCAAACAACGCAGTAATCATCGGTATGGATCGACTTGCGGGGTTTGTTGCCGATCCACATGGTGTGCCATTGGACATCGCGTGGGACATCTTTGAAGCCGCCGGCAGACGAATCAAGTCTGCTCAGTTAACCCGTTGAAGGGCTTCCCATGACATATATGGAGCAATTGCAGGCCGGCTTCAAATCCCTGGTCAAGGCCGGGGAGGCTGGCCGGCACAGCATTGACGACATGATCGGCCCGGTGAACGGTGCGATCAGCGAGATCACCGGGGCGGCTGAGGAGATCGCGAGCTTGCCGGGCGTGCCACCCGAGGTTGGCGCAAAGCTGCAGCGTGTCATGCGCGGGATCGGTGCAGCTCAATCCAAAGTCGGGACGGTGCTGGCAACCTACAACAAAGCGACCCGAACGATGTCAGGCATTGATGAGCGAATGGGCACGCTCAAGGAACAAGCATACCGCGCCGGGACGGCAATCAACCAAGTTGCCGGGAAGGTCGATCCCCGGCTGGCGAACATCTTGCCCACCAGTGCCCTCGCGCCCAGTGCCACGCCGATGGCGGAAGCGGTCAAACCGTTTCCGCATCTGCTGATCTTGCAGCCGCTGCAAACTAATGCGCAGCCGTTCTACTTCAACCTGGACACGGCAGCGTTCGACGAACTTCGGCGGCAGACCGAGTTTCGCTGGGCCTCGCAAGAGCGCCTCAGCCGTCGGCCGGCGCAGCAGGCCGTGGGGATGGGAGAGGAAAAACTCATTCTCAAGGGCGCTATTTTTCCGGCGTTCAAGGGTGGGCTCAAACAATTGGATACCTTGCGCTCCATCGGCGCCCAGTTGCTGCCGTTGAACCTGACCACCGGCTACGGTTTTGTACTGGGCACCTGGTGCTTACGTAGCCTGGAGGAAGAGCAGGGCGCGCTGCTGGCGGGCGGGATCCCTCGCAAACAAACCTTTAGCCTGGAGTTCACGCGCTATGGCGATGATATGCAGAACGTCTGACGGCGACCTGCTCGACACCCTGTGTTATCAGCATTACGGCCACCTCAATGGCACGGTCGAGGCGGTGCTAGCGGCCAACCGCTTGCTGGCGGATGAGCCGCAACCGTTGCGCACAGGGCTGTTGATCACCTTCCCCGACATTGAGCAGTCGGTGGTCGAACAAGTGCAGCTCTGGGATTGATTCAGCCCTGTGTTTGCAAGGCTTTGGACTGTGCAATCAGGGCTTGCCCCAGGTCGTTTAACAGCTCAGGAAGCTTGTCTTTATGGAAGAACATGTCTGTTTCGTTGCTTTTGTAGCCTGGTAGGTTTTCTCCGTACTTACCGCCGGCTTCCGACAGGATTGCGAAGGTGCGCACTGCATCACTGGCAGATGATTTTCGGGTGCCGTCAGTGATGTAGCCAAAAGCACGCATCAGATCAAAAAGCGTGGCCGATTTGAACGAGCACCCAACGGCGCTCAGCACATCTTTCGCGGGTAGCAACCCGCCTGCGTTCTCGACTTGAAGTTGCTTCCACGTTTTGCGAACCGGTTTTGCTGGCTGTTCAGTCGTCATATCCCTTGCTCCTGTCATTGATCCATTTGATGGATTCTTATCCATTGCTATAGCCAATCGCAAGTTCTGCACGCGAGGCCCGTGTGCGGGGGCTTACAGGATTTTTTATGAAACCAATTTTTCGAATTGTTGCTGACGGCTCTGACATTACAGCGCTGATCAACGACCGCCTGCTGTTGCTGCGCACCCTCGACAAACCCGGCATGGAGTCGGACGAATTCGAGCTACGCATCGATGATCGTGATGGTGCCGTCGCGCTCCCCAAAAAGGGCGCCGGGATCGAGGTATACCTCGGTTACGACAGCAAAGCACTGACCCGCGTGGGCCGTTACACCGTCGACGACATCGAGGTCTCCGGCCCGCCCGACACCCTGGTTATTCGCGGCAAGGCCAGCGACATGCGCGGCAGCGGCAAGACCACCCGCAGCGGTAGCTGGGAAAACGTACCGCTGTCCAAGATCGTCAGCGACATTGCTGCACGTAATGGTTGGAAACCCGAATGCACGGTCGCCACGGTCGTACCTCGGGCTGACCAGTTGAACGAATCGGACTACAACTTCATCACCCGGCTCGCCAAAGGCTACGACTGCACAGCCAAGGTCGCCGACAGCAAGCTGCTGGTGCTGCCTCGCCAAAGCGGGCAGACCGCCAGCGGCAAGAGCCAGCCGGCGATCACCCTCCGGCGCAGCGACGTCAGCCGTTGGCAATTCCGCTTCCCCGACCGCACCACCCAGAAGGCCGTCAAGGCCAAGTACCAGGACAAGAAAACCGGCGAACTTGTCAACCTGACCCTGGACAACGACGACGCGCCGGCAGGTTTACCGCCGGTTCATACCGACCGTCACATCCACCCGAACAAATCCGCCGCCGAACAGGCCGTGAAGGCCCGGCTCGCCGCGTTCAACCGCTCGACCGCCGAGGTGCGGCTGGAGATGGTGGGGCGCACGGACCTGTTTGCAGAGCGGCAGATCAACGCGCAGGGCTTCAAGGACGGATTGGACGGGGAGTTCCTGGTCGACTCCGTGGAGCAGGTGTTCACCCAGTCCGGCTGGAGCACCACGGTCGAGTGCAACGCAGGGAAGAAGGGCAAGGCCAAGGCGGCCGGCAAGAAAAAGAAGAAGTCCAAGGAGGTCAAAGTCCTGGAGCTGTAACAGGCCGTACCTGCTTCACCACCCGCCGCCATCGAGCGTTATTTTTTTGCCTGGGAAAAAGCGATGTCCATTACCGAGCAACAACTTCAACGCATCATGCCCAACGCCCGCCGCCAAGCGGGCGTTTTTGTATCCGCGCTCAACGCCGCCATGACCAACCGCAAGATCGATACGCCGAAGCGGCAGGCCGCGTTCCTCGCGCAGATCGGCCACGAGTCCGGCCAGCTGCAATACGTGCGTGAACTGGGGGGCGATCAGTACCTCAGCAAGTACGACACCGGCCCGCTGGCCGCCAAGCTGGGAAACACGCCGGCAGCCGATGGTGACGGCCAACGCTATCGCGGTCGCGGGCTGATCCAGATCACCGGCCACGACAACTACCTGCGCTGCAGCCTGGCGCTGTTCGGCGATGAGCGATTACTGCGCACGCCCGAACTGCTCGAACTGCCGCAATGGGCTGCTGAGTCGGCCGCATGGTTCTGGTCGATAAACGGATTGAACGTGCTCGCGGATCAAGAGCAATTCAACACCATCACCCGGCGGATCAACGGCGGCCTCAACGGCCTGGAGGATCGGCTGCAACTGTGGGCCAGGGCGAGGACGGTGTTATGCGTCTCTTCGACCTAATCCCCACGCAATACCGAATTGCGGCGGTCGGCCTACTGCTGGTGATGTTGGCCGCCGGATCTGCTGCCCTGGCCTGGACCGCTCAAGACTGGCGCTACGGCAAGCAGCTGGAGCGTCAGGCCCGGCTCCATGCCGACACCCTCGGCGAGTTATCCCAAGCCGCTGCCGCCCTGCAACGCAAAGAGCAGGACAAGCGCTTCGCCCTGGAGCAGCGCCTGCACAACAACGATGAAACCCACTACAAGGAGTTGACCGATGAGCAAACGAAGCAGGCTCGTCTGCGTGATCGCCTGGCTACTGCTGATCTGCGGCTGTCAGTCGTTCTCGCCGCCACCGAAGCCACCAGCAGCTGTGCAGTGCCAACCACCACCGCCGCCGGCCGCGTGGTTCATGGCCCCGCAAGAGCCCAACTTGACCCAGCGCATGCTCAACGAATTATCGGCATCACCGATGCCGGTGACCAAGGACTGATCGCCTTGCGGGCCTGTCAGGCCTACGCGAAAGAAGTTTCTACACCGAAGTAAAAGGAGCGGCCGGGCAGGATGCGTCAACATCCAACCCGGCCACCTTCCCCGCAGAACGTCCCTGCAAGTCCAGCCAAGGCTCCTGCTTCGTGCACAAAGCGGAGCGAGCCTAGCACTGTTTATCCATACAGCAAAGGTCTTGCTTTTATATGTCCACACCCATCATCCCTTGGATGGGCGGCAAACGCCGCCTGGCCGACCGCCTTATCCCTCTCTTCCCACCCCACGAATGCTACGTTGAAGTCTTTGCCGGCGGCGCCGCGCTCTACTTCATGCGTCCCCAGGCCGCGCCCGTTGAGGTCCTCAACGACATCAACGGCGACCTGGTGACGCTGTACCGCGTTGTGCAGAATCACCTGGAAGAGTTCGTGCGCCAGTTCAAATGGGCGCTCAGTTCTCGGCAGGTGTTCGAGTGGCAGAAGATGACCCGTCCTGAAACCCTCACCGACATCCAGCGCGCCGCCCGGTTCTTTTATCTGCAGCACCACGCGTTTGCCGGAAAGGTGACGGGGCAGACATTTGGTACCGCAACCACTGGCCCCGCCATCAACCTGCTACGGATCGAGGAAAACCTGTCTGCAGCGTGGCAGCGGTTGTCCGGCACCTACGTTGAAAACCTACCCTGGCTTGCTTGTGCTGAGCGCTACGACCGTGCCCACACCTTCCACTACATGGATCCACCCTACTGGCAGACTGCCGGGTATGGCGTTGATTTTCCCTTTGAGAATTACGAGCGCATGGCGGACTTTATGCGTCGCTGCAAAGGCAAGGTCATGGTCAGCATCAATGATCACCCGGACATTCGGCAGGTTTTTGAAGGGTTCCATTTTGAGATCGTCGAAATTCGTTACGGTATAAACAAACAGAGGCAGTGTAAGGTCGAGCCCAGCAGGGAGTTGGTGATTATGAACTGGCAAAAAAATGCTTTCGATAGCTTGTTCTAG